TTCAGGTGTTCCAATCCAATGCTATCGGGCTGACCACCAATGCGTGCCAACCTTGCGGCTCTGCCGTTCCTGCGTACTCCTATTGACAATAATAAAGAATAGTGCTTATATGTAATCAATGGTGGACTTAATTATTCTCATATTAGCTCTCACAGCGATTTTACTCTGCGCTTCGAGGTTACGATGCCATTAAGCAAACTAAAGCAGGCCGAATACATGCGTAATTACAGACAGAAGATTAAGTCTGATAGGTATAACGTTATACCTAATAAGCCTACCAAAGACGATTTACAGACCATGATTCACCATATTGAGCAAAAAAGAATTGATGCCGGTAGACCCATTGTGAAGGGTGATAAAGTTCGATTTGGCAAATTACTTTGCACCGAAACCGGTACTGAAATTCCCTGGTATGACCCACAACTCCACACCACCGGGGACAAAGTAAAAATGAAGGACGGAGCTTTTACTAGGATTGTAACATTATGACGACAGCTACGAAAAAGAATTCTACTAAGCATAAGATGCACCCCAATTCGTTGGCGAATCTTAGACCTATTCCCTGGAAACCCGGCGAGTCTGGCAATCCTGATGGCCTGTCTATTACAGCTAGGGCACGTATGGCTATAAACAGGGAAGATATATGCCCTTATGACTCAAAAGGCCGTCCCTGGGGTGAAGCGCTAAAGGACTCACTTCTACGTCAGGCACTGACAAAAGTTGATGGGATGCGGGAGTTGCTTGACAGGATTGAGGGGCCGGTAAACAAGGCCGGGCCAGTGAGGGACATAAACGTGGTATTCGTGATTGGCAAGGGATATTCTGAACTACCAAGCGGAGCGCAACAATCCCCCGATAAACTCATTTATGTCAACTCAGATACGAAATAGCTTGACGGAATATATATAGTGCGAACCAATGGAGGCTAATTGGCTACAGCGGCCAGCCCTAAAGTTGAGTTAATTTGGGAGCCGGTGAACAAGCCGCAGGACGGTTTTGTGTCGTCGACGGCATCCAGGTGCTTATTCTCCGGTGCCTTTGGTGCAGGTAAGACGATAGCTCTGTGCGCTAAGGCACTCAAGTTGGCGTTAGATTATCCTCACAATTTCGGTTATATCTGCCGTAAAGTCCGGGCTACCATCGGCCTGTCCACGCAAAAAACCTTTCTTGACTTGGTATGTCCTCGTGAGCTAATCACAGACTACAACAAGGCTGAGGGATTGCTCACTTTCACCAATGGCAGCCAGCTACTGTTCGGCGGTCTTGATGACCCGTTGAAGCTCGGCTCGCTGGGTGCTGGTGGTGTTGGTTTCGTGGGGATAGATGAGGCGATAGAAACCGTCCAGGACGACTGGAATATGCTAGAAGGACGGTTACGGCTACCCGGTGTCCCGCATCAGATATTCGCTGCAACTAACCCCGGCCCGCCGACTCATTATCTCTACCAGATGTTCTTTGTCCAACATAAGGGAGAGGTTTTTCAGGCAAGCACCTATGATAATCCATTGCTACCAGAGGACTACAAGGCCAGGATGGGAGAGCTTGAAGGCGTTTACCGTGACAGGTACGTTCTAGGGCTGTGGAAAGGGCTGGAGGGGTTGGTCTATAGTGCCTTTGACGATAAGATATGTTTGATACCCAGGTTTGACATAGACAAGAGTTGGCCTATTTACTCCGGCCACGACTTTGGGCTGGTCAACCCTGCGGCTATTTTCTATGCTGGCAGTCCAGGCACTGGTGACTTCTTTGCTTTTGCTGAGTATGCGCCGGGCATTAAGTTGGGGTATAATGACCACGTGCAGGCTTTCAAGACGATTACTGAGGGGCGTAATGTACTAAGACGGGTGGGGGGCAATCATCAAGAAGAAGGCGAAAGACAGGCTTACACAGCGCAGGGGTGGCCGGTAAGCGAACCGAAGCATAGTCTGGACAAGGCATTGCAAATCAAGATGGTACAGGGGATGCACCGGCTCAATAAGATATACGTTTTCAATGACCTGCGGAATTATGTCAGGGAGAAGTTCAGCTTTGTAACGAAGGATGACAAGATAGTAGATGAGGCTAAGTTCCACCTGATGAGTGCGGAGCGGTATATTTTGAGCGACTTCACGCCGGAGACGGTAAAAAGGGAAAGGAGAGCAGTAAGTGTATGGTAACGACATTAGACATTATAGAGAAAAAAGAACGCTCCTTAGAACCTCTGTATAAGCGTTTTAGACAGGATGAAAAGAAAGCTCACAATGAAGCCTATCAGATGCTGAGGGCGGATAATGTGACTACGGTAGATAACATAGTCAATGTTACCATGAATTACCCTTCAACTTTTGCTGGCGACCTGTCTTATTTAATACAGACTGCCCAAATGCAGGTAGTGGTAGAAGGCAAGAGGGGCAATAGAGACCTTACTCCCGATGAGAAGAAGGTGTTAGAGACCTTCGGTGAACTGCATTTTGCTATGATAGATGACTTGTTGGTAAGGCGTATGATAGGCAAGATGATGGCGTATCTTGCGGGGCATATTTGTGTCAGGGGATGGATAGCAGGGCGCTATATGGCATACAAAAAAGATGGTAAGTATGTAGCGGATTTTATGCCCTGGGATATGCTATACACTGCCTATGAGGGCAATGATAAGGGAAAAACGTGGGCTTCTTATCGGTCATGGCGGTCGAAAGAACTCCTCCAAAAGGAATATCCAAAGGTCAATTTTGCGGGAGAAGATTTAATTGAAGTCGTTCATTTCTTAGATGATGAATGGCAAGAAGTCTGGATAGATAAAGAAAGGATAAAAAGGGAAAGCAAAAATACCAATACCAACTTCCTAAGCCCATATCCAAAAATCTGTTTCCTGTAAATTACCGCCATAAAAAGAACGAAAGCGGGAATAAACAAGGAGGCAATTGCATATGCATAAATTCCTAAGGAAAAAAATAAGGCCGAGGCAAAAAGGAACTTGTACTTTTTTGTTCCCTTAATGAAAAAGTAAGTCCCCATTAGAACAAAGGGTAAAAGTATCCCCGCGTCGTTTGCCTGTCTGGAAAACATAAGGTGCCAAGGAGAAA